CGAATCTTGAATCGCTAGATATTGTTGCTTGATTAACAAGCTCAGCGCTTGACATAAAGCTGAATCCGCTTCGTCTGTTTTTAAGATAGCACATTCCGTAACATCTGTCATCTGCTTTACATGCTTCCCAGAATATAAAGAACAGTCTATTTGATTCTCTATAATCTGGTGCGCCAACATCGATTTTTGACCATTGCAAGTACATGTAATGAGTACCAGTAATATATACAATATTGCTATTGTTGTAGAAATGAAAACCTTGCTCTCTTCTTTTAAATTCTTCATCTATATAATCGTACCATTTTTCTTTAAAATCTAATGGATATTCTTCCCAATCAAATCTTGTTTTTATTCTTTGTAATTCTTTTGGGTATTCAAATCTTTCCCAATATTGTTCCGCTTTATTTTTGCTTCGTTTATACGGTTCATTTGCTGCTGGTAAAGCAATGCGGAGATTCTGTATTTCGATGATTTGTCCAATTGTTCCATTTTTGCTTATTACTATAAAATCGTAATCTTCATTGTATCCGTACTTCCACTTTTTAAACCTATTGTTTTTAGCTAATATTTTAGGATTAACAATATCTTTTATTTCTTTCCATAAAGTTTGTTGATAAATCACTTGCTTCTCCCTTCTGCAAACTTAAATATTCTTTCTTTCTTTTCTTCTTTAGGTTTACCTTCTAATATAGCTTCTTCTTCTTCAATACGTTGCAATATTTCAAATGCATCCATAATACAAAGCTTTTTAGTAGCTGCTGCATTTTTTAAACGATCAGCCGAAACATCATCTTCCGTATGAGTTATAATTTTTTCTTCAGCTACTTTAATTAATTCATTAACTGCTTTACGCCCAGCTTGGATTATATTCTTTCTCGTTTCCTTCGTATTCATGAGTTAAAACTATATCATTTGATTTCATACAATAAAGTCGCTCATTATTTATTATAAACTCAAATTCTGAGTTAGGTGTAAAAGTAACAAGCGTTCCAGGGTTTATTTTAAGAGATTCTAACAAACTATTACTATATTTTAGTATACCAACATTAGGTTGTTCTTTTCTGTTTTCTAGATACTCTTTATTTAATATAGGTTTTACAAAACAATAGTTTAAATGTGATTTATTATTATACATATATATTTGATCAGGATATGCAAAATATAAATTATTTTTAAAGTATGTAGATGAATTTTTTTCTTCACCTTTCATATTGTAATATCTTCTAAATATATTATGATGAACATATACTTCATCACCTATATTTATCTTCGTAGCGTAAGCAACTGGCGTAGAAACCACCAAAGCTTTTTTACTAACAAACTGATGATCTTCAATACTAGTGTTAACAATGAGGGTTTTATCATTGATCTTCTTTGTATTATCATATCTTTTATCTAACGGCTTAATTATAAATTGATACAGACTTTTCATTAATAATTTAAATCATATTCAACTGATATAGCCATATTACGATTAAACTTTTTCCAAGGTAATATTTCCTTATTTTTAGTTATATAAATATTATACGATTCATCATTGTCGTCAAATAGTATATCATTTATTATATGTCCTCCATATACTTCTTGACTTACAGAATAATGCATGGCTTCATTTTTATAATCAGCACCTATACTAATCTTTCTTATCTTTTTCACTTTCTTCGGCTTTTGTATAAGTACCATCAGTTAAATCTACTTCTATATGACCATACTTTTTCTCTAGTTCTTTTTTAAAATCTTCTATTTCTACATTTATAGAAGCTATCTCGTGAAGTAAACCGTGTTTTTGAGTTTCTAAAACACCAATATTACTTATGGCTTTTTGTAATCTTTCATGTTGATTTTTAGCCATTTCTAATTCTTCTTTTTTTATTTTCATTTTATTAAATTTAATTATTGTTTTATTTTATTGAGGAATATCTTGAGCCCACTCTGGAGTAGCTAATAAAACTAATATACCAGCGTAATCATGCTTGTATATTTCACGTTTCAGGGGGGTCTGGTGTAATACCTAATTGTGACAATCTTATTATCCAATCAGATTCATTAGTAAATTCCTCCACTATTGGTTGACCTGTTCCAAGTCGGTGATTTGCAGGATTGAAAAAATAATGTATTACGCTTAAATCTTCATTTCTACAAATAAACCACATATCAATATTTGGTATTTCTGTCATTTTTTTAGTTTATTGTCCAACCTGCGGTTGCACCCGTTAAATAATCATAAGCATCTTGAGCATCTGTCCACCCTGTCGCTGTCCAATCCGAACCATATTTTACTGCATATGTTTGGCCAGAAACACTATCGCTTGTTTTTGTTAAATCCAAACTTGGCGATGTTAATGTCCACTGTACATTAAATGGCCCTGAATTTGTATAAACATATACTGCAAATCCTACCATGCTATCTGTATAATTAGCTTGTGAATATGAACTTGGACTTGTCATACCTATCATTGAAACGTTACCTGAGCCCGCAACTCTTAACTTCCAATTTGATATGTTTTGATTAAATGATGAACCGTGAAACATATAATCAAGGAATACAGCACTACTTAAATCCCAAGTACTGACATCTCCATTGTATGAAGTTGACAAAAACATACGATTTATATTTGTAACATTTGAAACATCCCAACTTGGAAGATCTTGATTAAATGCAGTTGCACCCCTAAACATGCTACTCATATTAGCCACGCTTGAAACGTTCCAAGCGTCTACGTCTTGATTGAATGCAAATGCACCAAAAAACATCATAAACATATTTGTTACGTTGCTAACATTCCAACTTCCAATATCTTGATTAAATTGTCTTGCACCATTAAACATTTGAAACATAGTTGTTGCACTACCAACATTCCAATTTCCAATGTCTTGATTAAATACAAAACAGCTTTGAAACATCCCAGTAAAATCAGTTACATTACTTGTATCCCAACTGCTACAATCACTATTAAAAGCATAACATACCAAAAACAAACGATTCATATCAGTTACATTACTTGTATCCCAATTATTTAAATTGTTGATAGTTGCAAGATTTGTACAAGACCTAAACATACCACCCATTCCTGTAACATTTGATAAATTTGGTGTATCTGCTGCTGTTATGCTTGTAAAATTACTATTATTACAACCATAGAACATACTTCCCGTTGAAGTCCATTCTATTGAACCCCATTGTGGTACGTCAATTAAATCACTTTTACTGCCTGAACTTGAAAAAGCAAATCGCGTAAATGCTCCTGTATCACCTTCAGCACCTATTGAAACTATTGGGTTTGTAACATCTGTATTACTACCATTATTATATGTATGAGATATAGCTCCACCCGTTTCAGTTGTTGTTGCACCATCACCCCAATCAACAGTAAAACTTGATCCAACAGTGTTAGGTATTGTAATTGTTTTACTTACACCAGAAGCAACTTCAAATTGCATTTGGAATGGTGAAAATGAAGCTGTAGTTTGATATATATATGGATTTATTAAAAAAATACTCATTAGTATATTTTATTGATTTCCTATTAAAGTAACTTTTAGTCCAGCTCCTGCTGTACTACTACCTACTGCATCTATGTCTATTGTGATTTCTGCGTCGTCTGTTAAATTTGGATTGCTTATTACTGGAGCTGTTCCTCCTACAGATGTTTTAGATCCATCGGCTATTGTTATATCAGTAGTTAATATAGTACTTCCGTTTTGATTTATACCTACTGTTATCGCTGAACCTGCAGGCGCTGTACTTACACTTGCTCTAACAGCTGTTAAAGTAAATGCATAAGGCATTCTAAAAGTAGCTTTACCTGTACCTGTAGTTAAGGCTGTTGTTTCATCTGAAGCAGCTATTATAAAACTTTCTGTTACAGTACTTCCCGCATCAGCCCACTCCATAACTGCTTTATCAGAAGAAAAACTATTTACTTTTAGTACTTGACCAACTGCAGGATTAGGATCTGGAAATTTAATGATATAGCTATTTGAACCTGAATGAGTAGGACCTTCTAAACCTACATAGTGAGTTGCTCCAGCAGCTTCACAACCTAGTTTTACAATTCCAGCATTTCCACTACCTCCACCTGCAGGTCCATTACCATCTAAGTAAAGAGTGTTTTGAACTTTTAACTGATCAGTTGTATAAACCATATCAGATGTAGCTGCAAAACCATTAGATCCATCGTTATATTGTAATTGACCTGAAGCACCAGCAGCTGGTGTAGCTTCATTAGGAGCATCGTTAGTTATAGTAAAGTTAGGATAAGTACCTGATGTACTAATACCTGTACCACCTGTTAAAACGACTGTTTGATCAGGAGCACTGTTAGCTATAGTTATAGATCCACTACCATTTGTAACTGTTACACCTGTTCCAGCTGTTAATGCAGCAGGCACGGGTGCGTTTCCTGTACTACCAATTAATAATTGACCATTTGCTAACTCTGCTGTAGCTGATATAGCGCTGGTTGTATTACCTATTAATATGCCGTTAGCTGTAAATGTAGTAGCTCCAGTACCGCCTTTAGCGACAGAAAGAGTTCCACTAATATTTGACAGCGACAT